CCCTTCAAGGCCGTTCAGTTCGTCCTGTGGGACGATTTCCCATTCCTGCCGTTGCAGGCGCTGGACCCTGCCGGGCTCATCGTTCACCCAGCGGTATTGGTAATTGCCATGATCGAGCGTCGCCCCGGAGAGGGACAGGCGCTGATCGTGAGAATGGTCGACAGAGCCGCGCGCCATGCGTTCAGCGCGGCGCGCGCGGAGTTCGGCGCTCGGGCCGTCGCTGCGCTCACGGATCGGTGCGGCGGCAGGCGGGCGGCCCCGGCGCTTTGGCTCAACAGCCACGGCTTCGGGGGTTTCGTCAGGCTTGATGTCGTCGGTCATTGTTCATCCCTGAAGCGGACTTCGGCCCACTCTTCCTTCGAGGCGTAGAGCCCTTCCTTGACGCAGCGCGCCGCGATTTCGTGCTGTGCGGGCGTCATGCGCGCCGTCAGAGAGGACCGGCCACCGCTGCGACCGCCCGGCGCCAGAACAGGCCCCGTCCGCCGCTTGGGCTTCTCCTCCGGCTCTTCCTCAGCCTCATACATCTCCGGATATGCCTTGCGCAGCGCAGGCCCGGCCTTCTCCAGAGCCTCGGGAAGCGGGACGCCGCTGTTCACCAGACCGTTGACGATGCGCATGGCGTCGAGGTCCGCATCATCGGCCAGCGCCCATGCGTGTTCCTGCCAGAACGCTTTCTGGAGCTTCGGGAGCGACGGCTCGAATTTCTCCGCGAAGTCGTCAGGATCGAAGCCGGAAGCCTCTTCCTCGCCTTCGTCCTCGTCAGCCTTGACGTCGAGTTCGGCCTTTTCCTTGACGAGACGGTCGTACTGCTTGTCGTCGCCGTTCTTGGCCGCCTGCTTGATCCAGTGGTCGTATTCCTGGTGGAGCGCGTCGATTTCCTTGCGCTTGGTCTTCTCCGACTGGCGCTCAATCCGGGCGATGCGCGCGTCGGCCTCCTTGCGGAACGCCTTGAGGTCGCGCGACAGGCTGTCGGCCTTGTCCTTCTGCGCTTTCAGGAACGCTGCGGCTGTGAGGTGCCCGCCCGCAGGCGGCTCGCCCTTCCATTCCTCGGCCGATTTCCAGCCCAGATCGCGGGCGACGGATTCCAGCGTGTCGTCAGCCTTGGCCGGGGCGGCTTCAGCAGCCTCGGGAGCCGCAATTTCCTCGACTTCGACCGTCATCACGCCACCTTCGCGATGGCGACGGGCACAATGGTGCGGACGCCGAGAACGTCCTTGTCCTTCATGAGCCGGTAAATCCGGCCATCTGCGCCCGTGAAGCTCTTGCCGGCGTAGCGGGCGAACATCACCACATCACCGGGCGCCGGAACGGCCTCGGGATCGGGGAAATCCGCCTCATTGAACGCCAGCGGCGACATGGACACCAACAGGCCCTCATCTCCGGCCTCGTCTTCGCGCTCGACAGCGCCGCGCGGCACGTAAAGCCCGCCCGCCGTCTTCTCCGACACCTTGCGCGGCAGGATCAGGCAGTTGAACTCCATCGGCTTAATCCCCGGATTCGCCTTCTCGATCTCCGGATACGGCTCGTACGTCAGGGTAGAGGTGTGCAAGGACATCAAGTCCCTCCTTTTCCAGCACGTCTTCCAGCAAGTCAGCCTTGCTTCTCAAACTCCGCAGCGTCTGCGCAACCTTCTCAGCATCAAGCTGGGGGTCCGCCGCCGACGCCCATATCGAATCCAGGCATTGCGCCCGGATCTGATCCATCTCCGCCCTCAGCGTCTGGAAATACGCCAGCGTCATCGGGAGAGCCTTCCATGCCTCCCATTCCTCCAGCCATTCCAGTCTTGAGGCCTCTGTCGAAGGCTTTGTCATTCGACTCCTGCCGGATGTTCTCGGCCTCCTTGGCCGTTTTCACCGTCTTCTGCTCTTCCGTCTTCACTTGAGCCTTCTTCAGCTCCAGATCGACCTTGGCTGTCTCAGCCGCCAGCATGTCCATCGGGCTCGGACCCGACAGGAACAGCTTGTCCACGTCCTCGATGTTGGCCGCCTCAAGCTGCCGGCGCTGAATCTCAGCGTTGTTCATGCCGGGCTGGCCAAGGAACCGGCCCAGGTACTCCGCGCGCATCATGCGCTGCATGTCGGTGATCGAGCGCGGATCGGCAGACGGCGCGATGTCCATGCCGGACAGCTCAAAATCCGCGATCAGCTTGTCCAGCGCCTCGGGCGACAGCATCTCTGCCGTGATCGCCGGCTGCATCGCCATCTGCGGGCCAGCCATGCCGGGCTGAGAACCGCCCATGCCGGGCATTCCCTGCGGCGGGGGCGGGGCTCCCATGCCCGGAGGCGCGCCCATCGGCGGGGCCTGACCCATGCCCATGCCGGGTTGCGGCTGTTGCTGGCCCATCCCCATCAGGTCCGCGAACAGGTCCGGGTCATCGAAGTACGCGGCGTACACCTTCGGGTCGAGGTACTGCTTGTTCAGCCGCATCAGGAGCCGGAACTCCCGGTCCATGCTGCGGTAGATCCGCTTGTGGATGGTCGTCAGAACCTGCGTGCCCTGCTCGATCAGCGCCAGCGTTGCGCCCATAGCCTGCCCGCTCGGAGCCTCGCCTGTCAGCACGTCCTTGACGCTGGTGATGTCCTGAGCCGCGCCAAGCAGGAACTCGACAAGCTGGAACAGGACCGGGCTGGGCCCCTCGAACTTCAGCTCGTGAATGGCGTCCGACACGCGCCCGGGCGTGTTGACCATCAGGAATTCGGCCGGGCGGATGCGCACTTCACCGCCGCGAAGGCGCAGGCCCTGCGAGACGAACCCGCCGCCCGCGTTCTGCCGGTGCGCCGCGTCGTACATCTGGTTCAGCGCGGTGTTGATCCCGCTGCCAAGGCTTTCGAGCAACTGCCCGAAGCCCATGGCGTAAACGCTGCCCTCGATGTCCGGCAGGAAGCAGTAATCAATCCACGGGCTTTCCCGCAGGATCGTGTCAACGCCGCCCGTCTCGTTCACATAGAGCGAGTTGGCGTAGAAGGCCGGGTCGATCCGGACGACTTCCTCATGCTCCTTCGACACGGTGACAATGTAGGGCTCCATCACCCCGTCATCGTCCATGTCGATATAGCGGACCTGCTCCAGATAAACGCAGGGCTTCTGGCTGTCCTCGTCCCGTCCGTACTCGTCCCGCTTGTGGTTGCGCCACTGGCCCGCCTGGATCAGCCGGTCGATCTCATACGGGTAGTAGCTCACCGGCTGCGTCATGCGCGGGGCCCGGTCGAAGCTCGGAGCGTCGTTCGGAACCACCACGTCCTTGGACGACGTGAACTCCATCGCCGGGCGCTTCATGTCGTTGCGCCAGTAGCACTTGCGGAACCCGCTCCCCATCACAGGCAGCATGAACGTGAGCTTGTCCGTGCCTGGGTCCCACTCGTCTACCTGCTTCATCAACTGGTAGTTGGAGAACGTTGACACACGCTGCGCCCGCTTCGCCTTCATGCCGTCCTTGTCGGCGCCGTGCGGCTTGCAGTTGAGCGGCTGGTCGCCCCGGGTGATCGCCCCGTAACAGCGCGCATTGAACTGGAGCGCAGCCGCCGTGAGGACCGGGTATTTCATGTTCGAGGCGCCCTCGAACGGATAGCTTTTCTTCTCCGGCTTCTGGCGGGCCTGCTTCAGCGCGCGCTCAACGCTGTCCGTCCATTCCTTGCGGCTGGCCTCGTCCGCCTCGTATTCGCGGACCACGTCAGTCCCGAGGCGCTTCAGCTTCTCTTCGCCGGCCTGCTTGCCGTATTCGTCCGCAAGGTTGCCATCGAACTCGGCAATGCGCGTCAGGTTCTCCGTGATCGCCTGCCCAGACTTGCCCTTGGGCTTGTCCGCCGGGCCGTCCAGACGCTCACTGTATGCAAGAGCGGACATCACGCGGCCTTCTCAAAACAGAACCGCGCCGAGACCTTCACGGCCTGAACGGTCTTTCCGTCGTATTGCAGATCTTCAGAGTGCATCTCAGGCAGCGTGCGCCAGACGATGTCGGCCAGCGTGAAATGCCCGCCCAGCGCGTTCAGTTCTTCCATGTAGCCCGTGATCGCTGCAGGAAACCGCACCGCCAGTTGCGCAAGCGTGGTCTCCAGCCCCATCGGTTCTGCCGTCTCAGTGTCGAGCGCCACATAGCCCTGAATGCGTTCGGCTTCGTGCGCCGGGCAGACGCCGTTCACTGCCTTGATGTACCGTGTTCCCCGGCTTGTCTCATACGATGCGGCGCCCATGACAGCAGCCTCAGGCGACAGGCCAAGTATCCGCCAGACCTCGGCAATCGTCTGCTCCGGCGTCATCTAATAGCCCGTATGTCTGTCGGCGCTGCGGCGTGCGTGTTCCGCCTGGTAATCGGAATCCGCCGACTCATTGCCGAAGCGCGCATAGCGCATGCCTGACATGATCAGGTAGCGCGTCGCGTCCATGAGGTGATCGTTCTCCTTCACGATATGGACGTGAAGGCCCCGCTCGTTCTGGCTCTCCACACGGCGATACAGCCGGAACTCGGAGAACCAGTTGCGGCAGCTTGCGAAGACCTTGAGCCGGCCGCTCTCAAGGCGGCGCGTGATGGCCGTAATCCCCGCTTCGACCGAGTTGTCCGCCGGGTACAGCTCAAGGCCAAGCTGGCGATATTCCTCCAGAAGGTTGCTGCCGTCCTTCTGGTTCGAGCCCGCAGACGCCGGATCAATCGCGCCGGGCAACTCGCCGCCGCCACGGATCGCGTCCGCGTGCATCTGAGGGGGCCGGTGTCCCTGATAATACTCGGCGTAGAGGTAGATCGTGTCCGTGTCGCGGTCATGCGCGCCCCAGACCGCCGCCGTCCGCTTCCAGCCAACGTCAAAGCCATAGGCGCGCGGCCACCAGTCGGGAATGCGGAACGGCTCAACCGTGAAGACCGCCTCGTCCACCTGATAGATCGCGCCGGCGCCCAGCATCGGCACGCCCTGCGCACGGGCGGCGCGCTGGTGAGGCGGATACGCTGCGAGCATCTCCTCCTGATCCGGCTTGGAGATGTGCGGCACATCCCCCCAGCCGATCTGCTGCATGTAACGGCTCATGTGTTGCTCGGCGCCAGATGGGGCATGAACTGAAGCGTAACGTTCGTCATGCCGTTGAGCGGGGTGAACGTCGCAATCACCATCCCGCCGGTCGTCAGGGTCCGTGTCAGACCCTCTGCATAGATGTCCTCGGGCGGCTCCTCGTCGAACCACACCACGTCCCGCTCTGTGCCCTGCCACGCCTTGCGGCCCTGGTCATAGCTGCGAAACTGAAGCGTCGAGAGCCCGCCGGATGCATGCCGGATACGCGCAAAGTCCACATGGTTGGGAATGCCCATCGCTGGCGCAACCCGAACCAGCAACTTACCCGGAACCAGCCCCGTCCCGCGCTCGCCGGGCGGGCCAAGCAGCTTGCCGACGAGAATGTCCCGCGTCGTCGTGCCGGTGTCTCCACCGCAGAGCACGTTCACCGGATGGTCAAAGCGCCGGCCCGGCCACCAGTCGGGATATTCGCCCGTGAGGTGCAGCGCGATCTCGTATCCGCCCAGCCCTTCCGTCTTTCCCACGCGGTTTGCGGCAATCGCGGCCCGCTCCCGGTGGATCTTCCCGGCAGCGAAAAAGGCAAGATGTTTCGGGTAGAGCGCACGCCGTAGCGGTCCCTCCTCCGGGTAGTAAACATCAATCTTGCGCTGAGCGGCCTCTATGCGCTTCCGGCGCGCAAGTTCTTTCCGCGCAGCGTCCAGAACAGCCTGACGCGCCCGGACCTCAAGGTTAGCCGTCTGCATCCACTAGACCAGCCGCCATTTGCGCGATGATCTCCTCAAGCTGGTCATCGCTCGCCTTGCCCAGCGCCGCAACTATCGCCAGGGGCCCGCCATCAGCGCCCGTGATCGCCTGCGGGGCCTTGCCGTACCTGCGGTCCCAGATTTCCTTCACAGCGCCCACGCGGGCTGCAGGCGGAGCCTGCTTGTCGTTCGCCACTTCCTTGAGCACGCGCACCATGATCGCAGCCGGCATCTCGGAATCGATGATGTCCTTCAACTCGGCCGTAGACTTGTTGCGGCTGCCCTTCTGTTTGCCGCCCGTCTTGGGAAGGCCCTTTGGTCTTGGCATCGGTATCTAACCGTTTCTAAGTCGCGAACTGTTCAGCAATCGCCATGACCGCGATCACGGCGCATCCAGCGAAGAAGCCGACGACGATCACGTATCCGAGCAGCTTGTTGAGGCCCATCATCCGATCAGCCCCGCGTCGATAGCCATGGCGACAGCGACAGGGAGCATCAGGGCAAAGGCCGTCCATGCGCCAAGCAGGGCGAAGAATTGTCCGTTTGTCATGGGGGCTCGATAGGTGAGCGCGCGTCGCGATAGGACTGGCCGCGCTTTTGAATGGAAAAGGCCGCCCCGGTTAGGGAGCGGCCTGTTGGTCAGGGGCAATCTTAGAGCTTCTGAATTACAGCCTCGGGCTCTAGAAACCCTTCGCAGGCTGGCCGGGCAGCTACCTCGGCGACCATCCCCATCTTGTTGCCCTTGCGGGCGAAACTTCGGGCGAGTTGCGCCAACAGGCCCTCTCCAGAGAGGAGGACCGTTCAAGGCAGGCGGCTCGCTTGGAGCCTCTCCTGACGGGCAACGCCACAATGCGCGAATATGCCAGCCCGCGCTAGATTTATGCAGCGGTTCGGGGATAGGCGCAAGCCCTAGTCAGTTTGCGCCCCTTCTCCCCCCTCGCTCCAATCAATCGTGCAGCGGTTCCCCTTCCCGCGATTGCAGTCGAAGCAGAGAACCTGCAAATTCGTCCTGTCCAGTGACAGGTTGGGAAACCGGGAGCGCGGCTTGATGTGATCAACCTCAAGCGCAACGCCATGATCTCGGTAATTCCGACCACACAGCTGGCAGCAGCCGTCCGAGTCACGCAGAACTTCAAACCGCAGCCGTTGCCAGCTGTTCGAATTGAAGAACTCGGCATCGCCCCCGTTTTCGCTGCGCTCCGCCTCAAACTTGCGTTTCAGTTCGGCTGTGCGCGCCTTTGCCTGAACCTTGGTCGAGAACATGTTGCTCTCGTACTCGTACATGGCGGCCACCTTGCCGCGCGCGAATGCGATTGCTGTTTCGAGAGCGCCATCGGCGCGGATGTCCTCCATGCGTTCGCGCAGCAAATCGTTGATAAGCCAGTCCCAAGCCAGAGATGGCCACATTGGCCGCTGCTCAAGGCGCATCACCATCTTGGGGACATCCATTTCAAAGCGGATGCCCGCTACCCGGCATTTTGCGATCAGGTGGTTGATTGCCAACCCGTACAGGCGCTCACCGGCCTCAAGATACGGGGTGCGCACCTTGTGCCGCCCCGACTTCACATGTCGGGACGCCTTCCTTTTAGTTTGTTTGTAGGTCTGCGCCCCAAATGGGGAATTGCAGAATTCCGATGTCAGGCGTACCTGCGGAACAGCCATGATGCTCTCCAAGCGAGCGTTGCGGTTAGGCTCGGTTCGGTGTTCAAGCACCTAGCCGAGCCGTTTGATTTTAGGCCGCTTTCACCGCCATGTCAGGCGAAATCTTCACCTCCCGCTCCCCGCCGAACATGGTCAGCAGAATGACGGCGTCGGCCTCGGACACCGAGATGACCTTGCCCCGGAAACCGTCGAAGCCGCCCGTCACGAGCTGGACCACGTCGCCTTCCGCGAACTCGCCATAGGTCCGCTGGCCGCGCTGCTCAGGCCGGGCCGTGAACTCGCTGTCCTGACACACGCCCGCCAGCCAGTCGGCGTCCGTCCGTGAACTGCTGGTGCGCAGGTCTTTGGGGCGCATGTAGCGGCTCAGCTCAAACGGGCGACCCTGGTATCCGATCACGCCCTTGACGAAATGGAGGTTGAGGATGTCGTGCCACGGCACTTCCCGGCCCTTGCCGAATCCAACGAAGATGTAGCCGTAGGCCAGCGGGAAGCTGACCTTGCGGCGTTGCTTGGTGAAGCGGTTGGCCTTGCGCCATTTCTCCTCCACCGGGAGGCGGACATCGAAACCCTTATGCCGGAGCATGATGGTTGCGATCTTCTCCTTCTGCGGGGAGACCCGCAGCGCGAACCATTTCAGGTCGCGCGTGTACGTGGTTTCCATGTCAGTCCCCTGCGTTAAGGCTTGCGTTTGGAGTTGGCGACGGTCATTGGCGGCGATCCGCGTGGACTTTTCCGGACCAGATGCCGTAGTCGGAGGGCAGTATCTCGACCTCTTTGAAGGTCGCCTCCTGCGTCTCGCCGTGGACGTAGACCGTGGCGTCAGGCGCTCCCGCCCCGAATGGCCCGAGAATGCAGCCATGCACGTAGGCGTGCCGGGATGGCTGCAGCGCCAGCCGCTCGACCCGGGCGTTGATGACGACTGGCGATGACCCCGCTAGCCTCACCAGCGCCCAGTTGCGCAATCTGATGAAAAGGCTGCTCACTTCGGCTTCCCCTTCTTCCCTGAGATCCATTGGGCGAACAGTCCGACAAGCGCGATGAGCGCAATGAAGGCCAGCGCGATGAGGATTGCGGCTTGCTGGTTCATGGCTACCCCCTCCTCAGGCTGGCAACAGCAAGGGCGATGAGCCACGGCGCGCAGGCGTTGGGATCGGCGCTGTGGCCCAGCGCATAGCCCAG